TTCCATCTGTGTCAGGTCAAATACCTCGGCGCCGATGATGGCCGGATGACTGTTCTGCGCGTAATACTTAGGAATCTCGCTGCCGTCGTTCACCACAAAGGTCTTTTTGATGTAATCCGTGCAGTAGGTCTTCTGCAGGATGGCGTCGCCCTTGTACTTTTCATTGGTCAGAATGCTCTCAATGGTAGACGGGCTCCAGCGGGCGGTTTTCTTTCTGGCCTTGGCGGCTTCCATTTCATCCTCGCTGAGCAGGCTCTTTCGGGAAGGACAGGGAATGCCTGCGGCGTTCAGTTCTCTGGCGATGATTGCAGGGGTCGCGCCTTCCAGAAAACGTCTGAAGATCGTGCGAATGATTTTTGCCTCAGCTTCCACGATCTCAGGAATACCGTTCTTTCCTTTTTTGTATCCCATGAATTGCTTGTAGGGCATGGTAACCTTTCCCTCTGCAAACCGCTTGCGCATGCCCCAGGTTACGTTTTCTGAAATATTGCGGCTTTCCTCCTGCGCGATGCTGGACATGATCGTCAGCAGCACTTCGCCCTTACCGTCCAGCGTGTAAATGTTCTGCTCCTCGAAATAAACCTCCACATCGTATTCCTTCAGCTTGCGGATGGTGGTCAGCGTGTCTACCGTATTTCTGGCAAAACGGGATACGGACTTAGTGATGATCAGATCGATTTTTCCCGCCAGCGCGTCTTCTATCATGCGATTGAAGCCCTCTCGCTTTTTGATGCTCGTTCCTGTGATGCCCTTGTCCGTATACACGTCCACGAACTGCCAATTGTCGGTATGTTCCTTGGCCTTAATGTAGTCGGTGTAGTATTTCACCTGCGCTTCATAGCTGGTCAGCTGCTCCTCGCTGTTGGTGGAAACACGGGCGTAGGCCGCCACCCGTTTAGGACGTGCAGCAATCGCTGGCATCCCCGGAAGCGCCTGCAGACGGGGCGGAATGACCGTAACCGTCTTCATTCTTGTAACCGTGGGTTCATATGCTCTGGCTTCACTCATTCTGCGTCCCGCTCCTTTCTCTTCTGATGCTGCACCTTCGTTTTCTCAGCGGCCTTTTTCCTTTTTTCAGCATCCCAGCTGTCTTTTCTCGAATGGTCTTTCCAGAAATGATCCTCCGCATAGCCATCCTGAAAAACAAATTGCACCCGATTGTCCGGATGCATCTCAATATGATGAATACGATCAAGCGCCTCTGTATCTGTAAGGGAAGAATCAATTCCCAGAACGCCGGCGATCAGATCGATCAGTATCTTTTCGGGAATCTGCTTTGAAGCGCAGTAGGCCTTTCCTCGAAAGCTGAAAGTACCGCAGATCCAGATGGGGGCTGCATAGGGCGTACCCATGCGCGTAATCTTTCTGCGGTACTTCTTTCCGCAGATACCGCAATGAATATATTTACCCAGCGGAAGATCCGAGAGCTTTTGCTCTTCCAATTCAGGAAGATAATCCTCTGCATCATCAGCCGCCTTTTTTCCTCCATTTACGATATCCATCGCTCTGCGCTGTGCAATTTCCGCCTGCACAGCATCGAAGGTTTCGCGGTCAATGATCGGTTCATGATTGCCTTCAACAAAATACTGCGGAAGCTCCCCGCGATTGAAACACTGTTTCTTCTCAATGTGGTTGTTGGTGAAGAATTTCTGCAGCAGAAGGTCTCCTGCGTATTTCTCGTTTTTCAGCATCATCATGATCACACTCGCATTCCAAAGTCCACCTTCGGGCGCGGGGACCCCTTCCGCAATCAGCGTTTTCATGATTCTCACGCTGCCCATGCCGTCCAGATACATACGAAAAATCCTGCGAACAACTTCCGCTTCCTCCGCGATGATGGTAAACACGCCGTTCTTCACATCATACCCATACATGCGAAAGCCTGTCGGTTCGCCCTGTTCAAACTTCTTTCGTACCCGCCATTTGCAGTTTTCCGAGACGTTACGGCTTTCTTCCTGAAAAAAAGAAGCGAGGATAGAGAGCATCAGCTCTCCGTCCCCGCTCAGCGTATCGATTTTCTGTTCTTCAAAGTAAACGCTTATGCCCATTTCCTTGAGTATGCGCACCGTTTCAAGCAGCGTAACCGTGTTCCTGGCAAAGCGTGAAATGGATTTGACCAGGATCATATCGATCTTTCCGTCCCGGCAGTCCTGAAGCAAACGCTGAAACTCCGGGCGGTTTTCTTTCGTGCCTGTCAGCCCCTCGTCAGCGTAGACGCCGGCATACTCCCATTCAGGATTACGCTGGATCAGTTCGCTGTAATAGCTGACCTGCATCGCCAGCGAGTGGAGCATCGTATCCTTGCCCGTGGAAACACGCGCATATGCCGCAACCCGTTTGAGCTTTGGCATCATTACAGGCGGCGCAATCCGACTGACCGTCATCGCTTTTTCGCTCATTTTCATCCGTCCTTTCCGGAGCTATTGTATCAATCGCCCCTTGTAGTGTGGCATATTACCGTCATCTGGACGGATTATCAAGCGTTATCAAGCTCATTTATCCGAAATAACATCCGGAAACCCACCCCAAACCGGAGAGAATTTCTGCGCCAGAATTGGTTCGATATGCCCATATTCCTTTGATGTTATAAGACCTTTTTCACGGAGTGAATTCATTATTGAAAGAGCCAGCCGATATCCGCACTCCCGTTCAAACTGCTCTTTTGTCAGTACAGCACTCATTTATCTCCCCTCCGTATCGCGCACCAAAGTAGCAGCCCCTGCTGCAGTATTTCTGTTCCCTGACAGAATGAAAGATTTTTCCGCAATAATGGCATTTGCGCACTTTCGCATTTTTCGCCATCCCGCGATGCGCATGCCACCAGACAAGACGGCAGGAATCCGAGCAGAACCGCTTTGTTTTTCTGTGCGGATGGATAATCATGTGCCGTCCACACTGCAGGCATATCGCATCTGTATTGGCAGAAGAAGTCAACTGTTCATCTGCGGTGATATTGTTTCTCCGGCAGAAAGACTTGACCGTGTTGGCTGACAGGCCCAGCTCTCTGGCTATCTCTGCGCAGCCTTTTCCGGCTCGTCTGTATCGAATAATGTAATCCTTTTCTGTGTTCGTCACAAAACATTTCCTTTCTGGCCTGACCGTCCGTCAATGCCGCATATGCGAGAAAAGGGGCCGGATTGCTCCGGCCCGTATGCGTTTCTACAGTATATATTGTATTTCCTTAGACCACCTTGGAATACTTCCCGGACACCCAGCCGATCTGCGCGTTGACCACAACAGCATGCCAGCCGTTTTCAGCAGTGGCAATCCACTCAAAAGTCGCGCCATCCTTGACGGAAGTGATACGGCCATACTTGGTATCGTTGCCCACACGGATGTTGACTGAGCCGTTGTTGCACACAATGCGTACCTGCTTGGTGGCAGGAGCTTCAGTCTCGGATTCCTCGGTTTCAGGCTGCTTACCGTCATCGTCATCGGCAACAGCGTCCATCAGCGCCTGATGGGTTTCGCTGCCGTAGATGCCGTCCTGCTTGATGCCCGCCTTCTTCTGGAAGTTTTTGAGTGCAGATTCGGTTTCAGAGCCGAACTCGCCGTCAGCACCATACTTAGGCAGGCTGTATTCCAGCTGCAGCAGAAACTCCTGCATAGCCTTGACATCCGTACCCTTGGAGCCGTCCTTCAGCGTTCTGGTTCCGAGGGTGTACTCAGTGGTCGCAGAATCAGGCTTCACATAGCTGCCGCCGGTAAAGGTTGCGTCCCCATAGTCCACGAAGGGCAGCTGGAACCAGTGCGTCCATTTGCGGGAAGAAACCTTTGTCTTGACGCAGCCGTAGTTGAAGCCACGCTCCTCTACAGCATAGCCGTCACCGACATATACTCCCACATGACCATCGGAGCGCAGCGCCACACCCGGGATCTCGGGCAGCGTGTCAATCGTACCCCAAGCACAGCCCTTGTCCTTTGCGTAGGTAAACATGCCATTGGCAGACTTATCGGGACAGCCGTTGCCGCCGTACTTGCTGGAGATCGACTTGTCCGTGCCGATAGCTTCGATCACGCCAGCACCGCCGCGCGTCCAGTTGTAGCCTTTGATCAGGCCGACGCAGTCAGCGCAAACTTTCTTCTTGGCAATATCATCCTTGTAGCGAGCAGTCCGGCTGGAGCCGTAATGGGACGAATACTGTTCCGCCTTGCGGGAACGCAGACTTTCAGTACATTTATAGACACAGGTGCCATACCAATAGGGTTGGCCAAGGAACGACAGGCAGAAAGCAACAAAGTGCTCTGCGGTATAAGGGGTATTGATTCTCTCGCTCATAATAGTTAATCTCCAATCAAAAAGGAGGGGCGGCGTCAAACGCCGTTGCCCTCGTCGGTCGTAGTGTCATCAATGCGATTGTGCAGCTGAGCCAGAATGGTCTTCATTTTTTCCGGAATAGGCAGGCCAAGGTGCGCCGCGTTTTCGAGCAGCGATACGCCCTCATTGGACAGGTAGAAGCACACGACTGCACCCCGCAGAGCGTTGCCTGTGCCTACCACATGAAGGTCGACAATGTGGGCCACGCCGACCAGAAGAATGATAAGCACCTTCTTGCAGATGCCCTTGAAGCCCACAGCGCTGGACAGCTTCTTCTCTGCCACAGCGACCATCAGGCCGGTGATGTAATCGATCACCATGAAGATCAGAAGTGCAGTAAGCAAGCCGTCCATACCTCCCAGAAAGTAGCCGAGCCATCCGCCCACAGCGGCAATCGCCATCTGCAGCTTGGCCCAAATGATGTCAATGGAAAAGTCTCTCATAGTCAAATCCTCCTTAGAGTTGATATAGCAAAGCCGCCCATCGTGAGCGGCTCAGGCTTCGGGTTCTGCCTCGTATTGAGGCTCTTCGGTTGTGTCATCACCGGATGCGTCTTCAGCCTGCCACAGCGCGGGCGCTGCCGGAGGCTCCCATCCGGTTTGCGAGTTGTGTGCCTGCAGGCATGTGTACAGAATGCCGTCCTCATCCGGATAAGCAACACCGTCACCCACCAGATAAGCAAGGCCGGTATCCCACACACGCACGGCATCTTCGGAGACAATCTCTACCTTGTGCCAGAGCGACGGAGTCAAGTCGGGTGCCCAATCGCCCTGCGTAGTGTGCGCCTGAATGCATCGCCACAGGAATGCACCGAATGTGTAGACATCACCGACCTGTACAGCGATGCCCGGCTGCCAGAGCCTATCCTCCAAGGCGGGCTTTACCGAAAGCAGCTCCTCGTCCGTCAGCCTGCCGTCCGCAACAGCCGTCCGGAGCAAAAGCCCCAGCAGATTGGGAAGCGCCTCCTCTGCGGTCACGGAGATGAACTGCTCAATGGACATCTGCTTGCGCAGGATTTCGTCCGTCAGTTCCTGACCGTCGGTAATCGTCACGCTGTCGGGCAGGATGATGATCTGTGCCGGGGATACACCCGTCATCTGGAACGTGTCGCCGGTAAGCGTATAGCTATTGACTTCCAGCCGTTTCGCCAGAATGTAAGAGGAGCGGATGCAAGTGCGCACCCGCCCCTCGAAGGGAATCACAATATTCATTTTAATCTCCTTTCTCAGCCGACAGCCGTGCCGCCGCTGAATAC